AGAAGCAATGATACAGCGTGCTGCGGAGGCGGGGGCTAAAAAAGCCTTACGTGACGTGGGTTTACAAGACGACGACGCTGTTCATGACATGCGTGAAATACGCGACCTTCTAGACTCTTGGCGCTCGGCCAAACGTACTGCGGCAACTACCGTGATTAAAACTTTTACCTATATCTTCTTGGGTGCCCTGATAACGGGGTCCTACTTTAGTTTTTTTAATAAGCCCTAGGTGCGTATCATGAGCCACTTCCAGACCGCGCTAGTTGCCGAAGCTGTGGATGGTGGATGGCGGCTACACGCCCCACTGGTGTATTATAGCGACGTTCTGGGGCGCACAGTGACTGTGCCTGCGGGGTATTGCACTGATCTGGCGAGTGTCCCCAGAATATTCCGGTGGATAGTCCCCGTAGCCAATGCTAAAAACCGGAAGGCAGCCGTGGTCCACGATTACTTATGCACCCACGGCGACGGCGTTGTTAAGAACCAAAAGCAGGCGGATAAGGTGTTTCGAGAAGCACTGAGCGTACTAGGTCTGGGCCGGTTTAAGTCAGGCGCTCTGTACTACCCAGTGCGTACGTTTCAGTCTATTAAAGGATGGTTCTCATGAGATTACTTATTTTAGGTGCAGTGCTGCTTGCACTCCCTGCTTGTACTCAGCTCAACAGCTTAGAGATTACGCCGGAGGACAACGCTATGGCCTGTCTGAAAGGCAACACGAACGCGGCCGGTGCTGTGCTTGGGGCTAACGTTTCCGGAATTACGGTTGAGCTTCCTGCCTCTGTGGATACCTCTAACTGGACTGCACAAGACTGGAAAGAACTAGCCGAGCTTTGCGACTAGTGACCGAAAAACTACTTGATATGCTCAAGCGCCATGAGGGCGTAAAAAGCCACGTCTACCGTTGTTCTGCTGGATACGAAACTATAGGCGTAGGCAGGAATATTTCTAAGTCCGGTTTAGGTCTGTCCGACGAAGAAGTTGATATGCTCCTTGAAAACGATATTTTGCGCGTCATCAAAGAGCTAAGCGCTGAATATCCTTGGTTTAATGACCTTGATGATGTGCGAAAAGATGCTATGATTGACATCAGCTATAACCTTGGTGCTACGCGTTTGCGTGGCTTCAAAAAAGCCTTGGCGGCCATGGAAGTGGCTGATTATACCCTCGCAGCAAAGGAGTTCCTTGACTCAAAATGGAGTCGGGACGTTAAAGGCCGCGCACATGAACTCGCATCCATGATCGAGACAGGTGAATACCTATTATGAGGTTAGCGAATGCCCTTAGCGAAATTACAATTCAGACCCGGTGTTAACAAAGAAAACACTAGCTATTCTAACGAAGGCGGTTGGTCTGACTCTGATAAAATCCGTTTCCGATTTGGGTTCCCCGAGAAAATAGGTGGTTGGACCAGACAGTCTGACTACAGCTTTCTTGCTCCGTGTCGTGCGTTGCACTCCTACGTAACCTTAGCGGGTTCCTTGCTCATGGCCGTGGGCACTCGTTATAAATTCTATATTAACGAAGGCGGCTTCTACTACGATATTACCCCTATCCGGGCTACCACTGCCGCGGGCGACGTGACGTTTGGCGCGACCAACGGATCAGCTACTATTGCAGTTGCGGACACCGGCCATGGGGCTGCTACCGGGGATTTTGTTACGTTTAGCGGAGCGGCGTCTCTCGGTGGTCAAATCACCGCCAATGTTCTGAATCAGGAATATCAGATAAACGTCGTGGACGAGAACAACTACACCATCCAAGCGCGCACCGTATCGACTATCGCGAGCATTACAGACGACGGGGTGCTTAACCCTACACTGGTCACGGCCGACGGATCAGACACAGGAAACGGTGGTTCCAGCGTAGTGGGCAAGTATCAAATAAACTCCGGCCTTGGCGTAGTGGTGTCAGGCACCGGCTGGGGGTCCAGCACTTGGGGCCGTGGCACGTGGGGTTCGTCCGCTACGCTGACAACTGTCAACAACGTGCGTTTGTGGGGCATAGACAATTTTGGTGAAGACCTTTTGTTCAACGCCCGTGACGGCGGTATTTACTACTGGGACACCAGCGCTAGTGATTACAACGTAGATAGGGCGGTTGCTTTAGCGGACTTGCCTGGAGCCGATCCTGGTACGCCTACTATAGCTAAACAAGTTATTGTGAGTGATAACGATCGCCACGTTATTGCTTTTGGGTGTGATGCTCAAAACAACATAGGGGTTCAAGATCCGCTGCTAATACGTTTTTCTTCGCAGGAGTCTTTGACTGATTGGGATGCCGCAGTAACTAATACGGCGGGCGATTTGCGGGTAGGTTCAGGCTCAGAAATTATTGCCGCGGTAGAAACACGTAACCAAGTGTTGGTATTTACCGACATATCCCTGCATTCTATGCAGTTTTTAGGGCCACCCTTTACGTTTGGTCTAGCCCAAGTTGCGGAAAACATTACTATTGCGGGTCCTTCTGCTATGACGGCGGTGGACGACAAAGTGTTTTGGATGGGTATCGGGGACTTCTACGTCTACACCGGTCAAACTCAAAAGCTTCCGTGTCCAGTACGGGCTTATATCTTTGACGATATAAACGAAGGTCAGATAGAGCTGACGGTTTGCGCTCTCAACAGCACATTCTCCGAGGTATGGTGGTTCTACCCTTCGTCAAATTCAAACGAAAACAATCGCTACGTCATTTACAATTACGTAGAGGATACGTGGGCTATAGGCGCGTTGACGCGCACAGCTTGGCATGACCGTGGTTTGTTCAACGCCCCGATTGCGGCCTCCACAGACGGTTATCTGTATAACCACGAAAGCGGCCAGAACGACGGCAGCACCAATCCGCCTAGCGCCATTACTAGCTACATAGAAAGCAGTCAGATCAGCATTGGTTCTGGGGATGATTTTGTCTTCTTAACCAAGCTTATTCCGGACTTGACCTTTGAAAACTCCATTTCAACGGCTCCGACGGTAGATTTCACGTTGCAAGCTCGAAACTTCCCCGGGGGCGCATACCTACAGACCGATACCTCGGGTGTGACGCAAAGCGCTACAACGCCGGTGGAGCAGTTTACAGAGCAGACGTGGATTAGACTGCGTGGGCGGTCGTTTGCGGTCAAAGTAGAGTCCGATACGACTGATACACAATGGCGTTTAGGCACGCCCCGGGTAGAACTTAGGCCAGACGGGAGAAGATAATGTCATCCAGACAGCTTACCCGTGTCTACTTTCCTAACCCGCCTGCCGAATATCAGCAGGATACGATTGCGGCTATTCAGGAAGCGTATGAGACCCTGATCCGTCAGATACAAAACCCGGGCGATGTGCGGGCTACAGACATTACTCTGACCAATTTGCAAAACGGTTCAGACACAGGTTTAGAAGTAGGTGCCGTATACGAGAAAGACGGCTTTTTAAAGATAACTTTGGCTAATTCGCCGAACCCAGCAGGTGTATCAGGCTCTGGTGTGTTAGGCGCGGTAACGGTGGTAATAACATGAGCTGTAATGATAAGATTGTATGTGCGTCAAAAGGAGCGACCTTCTAATGTCCGATCTTCTAAGAAAATTCATGCAATCAACGTTAGACACGGCAGTGCAAGCCGGAATAACGTCTTTAATTACCGACGTAGACTTTAAAGACGCTTTTAAAGGTCAAGCGGCTTTAAACGTGGCTGAAAGCGTTTTGGGCGGCGGTTCGCCCTTTGACCTGTTTAAAAACAAAGCGGCACAGCCTGCGGCGGGAGCAACCGGTGTAAATACTTCGGCTCTGCAAGGTCCTCAATCCGCCACTCCTCAAGATCTTATAGCTGAAACCTTTAACCGAGGGACGGCAAAAGGCCGCAGAGCACCACAAAACATAGCAGAAGGGTTTGGACCTTCGTTTAATTCGGCCGCAAGTAACGCGCAACAAAACGTATTCCAAAGCAAACTCGCCCCCGTTTCACAAGCAGATACCCGTGGTTTCTTAGAATCTATGGGTGATGTAATCAGCGGGGACGGTGGACGCATGGCTGCTCTTAAGCAAGCGTTTATGCCAGACCCTGAGGGTGATCCCGATATTTTTCGTAAATACGGCGGTCTTCTTGGTTTGGGAATCGGTGGGTTATATGCCGCGGGTGCGTTTGATCCTGTCGAGCAACAGCAAGTAGAACCGTTTGGTGGCCTCACGGGCCGTGCCCTTATGCGTCAAAACCCTGGTTACCGACCCGGCGTGCCTACCTTAGCTAGAGGCTATGCCGCAGGCGGCGATGTAGACCCGTCTACTTTCCCACGTCGTAACGGAGCAATTAACGGCCCCGGAACAGGCACTTCCGATGACATACCCGCTATGCTCTCTGATGGCGAATTTGTAATCACAGAAAAAGCCGTGCGTGCGGCTGGAAACGGAAACCACGACGCTGGCGTCCGTAACATGTATCGAATGATGCAAGGTTTAGAGTCGAGGATTGCTTAATGGTTACCACTACCGAAACGATAGTCAGAGAAGACCCGTATACCGAAGCGTATAAATCTGGCTTGTTTGAGTCTATTTTTGACTTAGTTAACCAGCAAATGGGCTATGGGCGTGTAGACACTGGTAGAACGGACGAAGCTGGAAACCCAATTGTTGAAAACCGTCCGCTAACGGACCCCGAAACAGGTGAGGCTCTTGGTCCGGCCTACGCGCCGACCTATCAAGTAGCCGGGAGAACGCCGTATCAACAGCAAGCGAGAAATTTACTTCAACAAAACCTTGGCGGCTTTATGCCGTATATACAAGGTGGACTGGGCGGTATCCAACGCGGAAGCGGGATGTACGAGCAAGCGGCTCAGTTAGCCGGAGAGACGAGAGAAGATCCGTACCTTTACC